GCAAGAGCTTGACCGATTGAATAATGTTTTTCAGGAAGTCTTTGAGTATGTAACAGCCGACCTAGACCCGGATGATTATCGGATGTCCGATATTGTGAGCGCGATACATGACGCTATCGCTAACACTGACGGCAACTTGACGCTCGTGCTCGACCGTTTCCGGTAACACCACACAAATCAGGAATGAAATTAAGGGGCCGCAAAGCCCCTCTTTTTTTATCTGCTACCACGGCACCAATCAAGCTAGACTTGCCCATGTGTGACCGTCTTTATGCGTTTAAACCATACTCAAAAAGGGATGTCGTCCCCATCGAGCGCGTCACTAGCAGAAACAAGGGGCTTGGCAAGGGATTGACCCGCGTCCTTTGCATTAACGAATCCGCCAAAGTATTTAGACCCGTCCTCATTCTCGTTAATAAATCCGCTTAACCAATACTCTACCCCATTAACGTTAACCGAACCAAGATAGGGCGGCGATTTTTCGGTCTTTGGCTTGGTGTTTTTCCGCAATGCGAAAGTGTTCTCTTTCATATCAGTTACCCTTTGTTTGTGATACTAGCCGATTGAAACGCTCGACTACTTGCGCTCGTTCTTCCGCTGTCTGCACTGGCGGAACTTTAAACCTATCTTTCGACGGCTTGAATTGATCGTCGTATTGTTCGGGCCATTCTGTCGGGACCATGTAAGACCTATCCTGGCGCATACAACTAGCTAGGTAGGCGGCCTTTTTCATCAGCCCAACTTGCTTGAAGTATCGATACCATTCCCTACCTTGTGGTCCGTTGGTTATGATATGGCCCAATGTCCCATCTGGATTTTTGGTGGCATACATATGGTTAAGTGCCGCCAAAGCCCACGGATCTAGCTGGTCAGCGGTTGATTTTTCCTGAACTCGGAAAGCCATTTTTTCGATTCCTCCATGTAGTGATTGCGTTCATCATCTGTAGTTACCCGTTGGCGATTTGAATTGTCCACCAGGATTTGATCTAACCACCGTTCAGCATTGAGCCAAGTCGTGGCATGTGGAATATATTTTTCCTCGGAAGGGAAGTCCTTGCTGCGCTTCCACTGGGCGAGACCGTCCATGATGGTAGCTGGTAGGGTCTTGGCAATGGCTTTACTCCATGCCTTCACTGCCAAGCCTCTTCCTACCTTCCTTGGATATTCATTCCAAAACAAATCGAACTCAGCCGACGAAGTCGAGCGAGATATTCTTTCTTTCTTTTGGTTATTGGTTATTGGTTTATGGTTATTGGTTGGTTGAACGTCCGTTGCACTAGCGTTGAACGACCGTTGAACGTCAGTATCAGGGCCATTGATTTTGTTTACTTTTCTAGCCTCAGCAGATGCATGGCCAGCCGCTTTTGCCTGAGAAATTTTGCTCTGATATGCATCAATCACTACATCGCACCGCTTGTTTCTCCAACCATCATCACACTGAGTGAAGAACTCTGACAAGATTGCTTGCACGATTTCTGGTGTAGATTTGATTCGCCTTGCGGTAGACCCCGCGTCACCCAATGGCTTCTCTGTCATGTAATAAAGATCGAGCATCCGACGATAAGCAAGATCCTCATCAGCAGACAGGTGGCTTGTGTGTGATATGTAATCACCTATGTGGAATTGATAATAATTCATAAGACCTCTCTTGTTGCGAGAGGCAGAACCAGATATAACAATCCAGTTCCGCCACGCGCCTGTAACGCTGTGGCATTAGAGGCCATCCCTGAGTAGTGCCGGGGGTGGCCTCGTCCTTTATGCATACCTCTTTTCTACGCCTCGATCAAGTTTATCCTGATACTTGCGGCAACCGTGGAGGATGGTGGTGTGGTCCTTGCCACCCATGTAACTAGCGATTCGCGGATAGGACCAGCCGAGATCATGGCGCAGATGCCAATAGATTTCATGGCGACAGTCAGGCAGATTCCCATACCGAAACTCAGCCCTTACATCCTTGGGTGAATAGCCCCACTTCTCACAGCCTCGCAGGACAATCGTTCGCGCTTGTTCCATCACGTTCACTGGCGGCGCATCGCTCGTCAGATACCAGATGTCTCGGTCGTATGTTCGCAACGGTGGATTGCTGGCTAGCATACGGCGCAACCGTTCACGCCTGTCGCCATGCTTTGTGATCTCGATTGGTTTCTTGCTGATCGAATCGACGACCTCGATCCCCGCTTTGGTCTTGTGCATAACCTGTGGAACAGGGCGGAATTTATTTCGTATGTCCTTGTATCTATTGATAAAATCTAGGTCACTCATTATTAACTCCCGTTATTTCAATGGTGATGTTCTGACCGACACCATCCCACTCAGCTACTATCCTGTCGCACAGACTGTCATCATCGACTAACCCGGCGGCGACGATCAGATCGTGGAGCGGCTTCAATAAATTGTCAAGATCTCTTTTGCGCTTGTCTTTCCGCTGGATCTTGAAGTGGATCTGATAGTGGCCCTCGACCCTATCGCCTGTCTGAAGATGTAGCTTTAAGGTCTGGTCGATCAGCCATGTCCGGTACAGTGCAGACTTGATCACGCCTCGACCAGGCACTGCTCGCCAGATTGCATTGGCTGATGGTGGATAATGGTCCAAAATTATTATCATGATGTCTCCAAAAAAAAGAGGCCAGCAATTAAGCCAGCCTCAGTTAGGGAGGAACGCGTGAGCGAACCCTACTATTTTACCCACTTGTATGAATTATACAAGAGCATAAGATCGTGAGCCGTGATCTCGATGCCCTTGCTAGCGCACAGATTGATCAACTCAGGCCAGTATTTGATTGGCACTTTGTTCTGAAAGCACATCATATTCACCGAGTGCAGCTTGCAACCCAATGATTCTGCTACGAATTTGCGGGTGCCGATTTTGTTAAAGAGTGTTTCGATATGTGACATGGTGTCTCCCTTTCTTTTTTTTATTTAACACTTCAATTTCTAGTTGACAACCCTTAAATTAATTTTTATCGTAAGCATACAAACAAAGGAGGACGTTATGTTTGAAACGAATTTAATCAGTGTCGCAATGGCGGCAGAGAACCTCAAGACCAAGGCAGAACTGGTCTATTGGAACGTGCCGAGTGCCGACTATCACCGCGCAAATATGCATGAGGATTTTAACAAGCTGGCAAAACTGCTGGGCTACATCGTCATTACAAAGGAGCAAGACAATGACAATGCTTGAGATGGAAGGACTGCTGCACGACATGATTGAGTCGGTCTTGGCGTATGCACACGATAAATCACCAGAAAATTTTGACGATATGCTGATGACTGCACGACATTGCTCGCAGGAATTTGCGTTTCATATCAATGAGATGGACGAAATGGAGGACGATAATGCAAGCCGCTAATATCCACCAGCGCATTGCCAAGGTAATGCAGACCATCACCTACATTCAGAAAGAGAAGAAGGCAGGGATGCGCTACACCATCGTATCCCATGATGCCGTCACTGCTAAGGTGCGCGGCCCACTGCTTGAGGCTGGCATCCACTACTACCCTAAGACCGTCAGCCACGTTCAGAATGGCAACCGCACCCAGTGCGAGATGGTCGTGCGCTTCGTTAACATCGACGATCCATCTGACTACATCGACGTTGAGACATTCGGATTCGGCATCGACGATCAGGATAAAGGACCGGGCAAGGCGATGTCCTATGCGGTCAAGTATGCCCTGCTCAAATGCCTCGGCCTTGAGACTGGCGACGATCCAGATCTAGAGCAGGATGTGCAGCACAAGCAGGACATCCGCCCTTGGTCACAGATCGAGACCATGCTTGCCAATGCTACTGATCCTGATCTGCTGAAGTCCGTTAAGACCATGCTGCGTGATGAAGCTGGGTATTGGCCAGCAGACTATCGCGCTAAGTTCAACGCTGCCTATGCAGTCCGTTCGCAGGAGTTATCCAATGTCTAATTTCCATGTCGCCATGCTCGAAACAAAGATCCGTTCTCTGCTGGAAGAATACCCAGAACTGAATGACGATGAAGAGTTCAAGATGAATGTGCTGGAGGGAGAGACAGACTTCCACCGTATTCTCACAAGCCTCGTCCGCAAGGCGCAGTTTGCTGCTGCGATAGCCACTGGTATAGCCGAGGAAACAAGGCGGCTTGGCGACCGTAAGAGAAGGTATGAGAGGCAGGAAGATTTCAACCGAGCCTTGATCAAGGAGGTGATGGAGATTGCCGAGATCCGTAAGGCTGAACTGCCACTGGCTACCCTTGTTATCAGCAATAAGTCAGCATCTGTTATCATCACTGACGAGACCCTGCTACCTGATAACCTGGTTCGTATTAAGCGCGAGCCTAACAAGACCGAGATCAAGAAGGCACTCGAAGCTGGTCCTGTCGCTGGTGCAGAACTGTCGAACGGCGGCACAACCTTGGTGATCCGCTCATGACCGGGTTCCAGAGCAAGCGGATGGCGACAGATCCGTGGATCAACCATGACATTCACAGGATTGGGAGAACTCCTCCCAGTCCACCATTGGAGTTCGAGTCGGACACGTTCAAAGAAGTGAAGACAAGCAAGCCAGTGAAGCCATACCCTACCCGCGAGAGGCTGCTTGAACTGTTCACCTTGGAGGATGGGATGCTGAAACGGATCAAGCCGCACCATCGTGAACGTGCTGACGGTGTTGTCGGCTGGATCAACCCAATGCGGGGCGACAGATACGTCAGGATAGACAACAAGAACTGTAAGATCGAGAGGCTTGTCAGTATCTTTAAGGGGGAAGAATGATGTGGCATAAAAGATTCTTCGATCTGGCTGACCTAGTTGGATCATGGTCAAAAGATCCATCAACAAAAGTCGGAGCCGTCATTGTCAGACCTGATCGAACCATTGCATCAGTTGGATATAATGGATTCCCTCGTGGAGTAGAGGATGTCTATACAACCCGCGATGCCAAGCTACTGCGTACTGTCCATGCTGAGGCTAATGCCATCCTTGCGGCTCAGGAACCTCTGCGTGGATATACCATCTACGTCACACCGCTGCATCCATGTGCGAACTGTGCCGCCTTCATCATTCAATCTGGAATAATGCAAGTGCATTACCGCATAGGAATGAGTGCCTCGGCATGGTTAGAACACTATGACGCGATGAAAGAAATGTTTGAACAAGCAAAGGTGAAGCACCAATGGCACAAGATCTAGCAGAACAATACAGGATAGCAGGGAAGGAGTGGGTCGATGTTGATAGTGCTGCCTCTCTGTCGGAGGAACTAAAGACACCGATTCTTAACCAGAGGATGCTAGCACTTGATGAATCCCTCGCAATGAACAAGCGTGAGATGATCGTCAAGGCATCAGATGAGTGGCACAAATATATAAGCGAGATGGTAGAGGCTAGGACTAAGGCAAACCTACTTAAGGTCAAGATGGAATGGATCAAGATGCGGTATGCCCAACAGCAATCGGAAGAAGCAACACGCAGGTCGGAGATGAGACTATGATTAAGTTAGAAACAATGGGCGACAAGGACCGTGAACTGGCAATGGCATTTGACCAGGATGTTACGCAAGCTATGTATGATGCGGTCGATACTAGTAACACCCTAGAGATTAACCTCCAAAAATTTGAGGGAATTATCCTGACAGTCCTAGTGATTAACGCAGTCAGTTGGTATCAGACCATTGGCGGCGTGGAAAAGGAAGAGTTCATGTCGGCTATCTCTCATATCTATGACGGGTTCGATAGTGACCAGACGATCATTAAGCACTAAGCGCAGACTGGAGTTATTCAATGATCACAGAGGGATCTGCCATATATGCTCTGGGAAAATCCAAGTTGGTGAGGCTTGGGAAGTTGAGCATGTCATACCATTTGCAATGGGAGGTGAGGATGGCGGGGATAACCTCGCCCCTGCTCATATCAAATGTCATTCGGTCAAAACAAAAGAGGATGTTCGGAATGTTGCCAAAGCAAAACGACGAGAAGCAAAACACCTTGGAATCAAAGCAGACCGAGGGCCAGCAATCCCCGGTAGTAAGCGGTCAGGATGGAAGCGCAAACTCGATGGAACCATTGTCAGACGCTGAGTCCAGAGAGATAGAGGCACTGACAAGATGGATCTATTCTAGCGGGAACAATGGGGACTAAGTGATGGACGATAAGATTAAACGGCTCGCCGAACAGGCTGGGTGGGATATGGGGGATGAGGTTTGCGGGTTCACCACGAGGCTTGAGCGATTTGCAGAATTGCTTGTCCAAGAAAAGAATGACGAGATTGAACGGTTGCAGAAAGTCATTACGAACATGACGAACATGTCAAACGAAATTTGGAACGCAGGTGCTATAGCACTATGGGAGGACGAATGATGGACATTGTAATAACACTGCGCGACCGATACCGTCTTGACCCCACTGTGCAAGCCGCTGCTGACGAGATTGAACGGTTGCGGGGGCAAGTAGAGAAACTAGAGGAAGAAGTTTACCTACTCAGCAGTGACCTTGCCTACATACTTGTGAAGATAGGAGATAAGCCAGATGAAAATTCTTGATGACGCTAAAGAGATTATATCTGAACGGGGATCAGACTATGGTGGATTCGTCGAATCATTTAATAGAGCATCTGCTATAGCAAGCACACTATCTGGCAAGGACATAACACCATACGATGTCGCTGTTGTAATGATGGCTGTTAAACAGGCAAGGATCAACAACGATCCTATGAAGTATGATAGCTGGGTAGACCTGATAGCCTACTGTGGGTTCGCTAGTTACTTTGCTTCGCCAAACCAGAGGAAAAGCAAGGTCACTGATGAGGAAGTGGATTTTATTATGGGGAAGCTGCGTGAATAAAGATGATATAAAGTGCTGCGTCCAGATCATGGTGTTCTATTTGCTAGCATTACCCATGTTTATTTACTGGATCTTAACGGAATGATTACATATGTAGAGGGATATATATGTGGCCTTGTCACGGCTTTAGTTATATTCTTGATTTACATAGGAGTCATTCATGGATGAACTATCCCAGATGTACATAGGTGGCCTCTTAACTGGGGCCATTCTATATTTCGCAGCACAGATGGTAATGCTGACGATCAAGCTAGATATTGACCGCGGAAAACAGGCCGTCCTCGAACCATCTCACAAAACTCAGGCGGTAGAAGATGGCCCTCTTCATCAAAAGTTAGAAGAACAAATCCTTCGACTGCACGAGATGGTGCACCTTCAGTATATTCGAACGCAGGAGATTGCGGATCACCTAGCATCCCTGTCTCAATCCCCCAGTGTGATCCATTTCGATTCCGAACTGCGTAAACTTGTAGCTGATGCGTGTGATTCGTCACAATCGTCAGACCAGCATGAAGAGCATTGTTCCAAGTCGCATGAATCCCACCCCGAAAGCGATGCCGAACCTCAACATCATTCAGCATCACCGAGTAACTGAACTGCCAATTAGGGAATCTATCACGCAATCTGCCAGCGTAGTCCTCTAGTTCTGGCGCGTTGTTGGCAAGATAGTTATCAACCCGCATATCATGGTTGCCGATAGTCCAGTGAGTGTGCTTGGCAAGGGGCAGCATCTTCAGCCAGTCATGACAAGCATCTATCTCGGCAGAGATCTTTGGTGCTTTCGATCCTAGCACACCAGCATGGCGACTGACTCTAGCACCATCGAGCATATCTCCGTTCAGAACTATGCACTCAGGTCGCACCTTCTTGGCTACAGCGCAGAAGGCTTTCCACATAGCAGAGACAGGACCGGGCCATATGTGTGCGTCTCCACCAATGAGAGCGGTCTTGCCAGCCATCTCTACCTGTATGATCTTAGGATAAGTCCACTGGGCTTTGGGTAGAAACTCGTCAACATTAAACTTTGCTAATGCCCTCATAAGCCGAGAGCGAAATGTTTCTGATGGTACTCCACTAAGCCGAGCAGCAAGAGCCGTGTTCTGACCGCAATCAACGTACTGCTGGATTGTTTCACGCAATAGCGAATCAGGCATCTTGATAGACATTAGGCGGTAAACCTTTGATACGCTGTTTCCAGTTTGGTATCATAATGGTTGGTCGCATAACCTGGTCCATTATAACCCTTAGCAAACGTAGCCCATTCCCTATCACGCAAAGCGTCAAGAAGATTGGCTGACTTGATGAAGTTTATCATGTGTGTCAGTTGATTCGCTTCCGAGTGCATAGCCTCCTCAACCATATCCTCAACAGACTTGCAGCCAACCATTGCGTAGTTGCTACCCATCACCTGACCGAGACCCCATGAGGTGGACAATAGAGCCTCTTCAGGGGCCATCTCGTAAGCAGCCTCAATCTCTGCGTAGACTGCATCAGAACCCTTTGGATAGGGCTTAGTTCCCCATTTAGGATATGCTAGTCCAGCCTCGGTCGCTACAGCCAGCACGTCAGACTTGATGCGCTTGACCAGCCACTTGTTAAAGTGATGCCGTTCAAACAATGCCTTGGGTCTACCAGATGCATCGAAGCCATTGCCAGCAGACTCAACCGCCACGACAGCACGAAGTACTGCGCCTTCCAGATCGTATTTATGTGCAAGAACTGGAATCTCTTCAACAGGAAGCGGGAGTGCCTCGCCACGAAAACCATTCATTTGTTAAGATCCTTTGCGGTAAGTGCATCTGTCTTTGCCTTAGAGCCAGCAGATGATCCAAAATAGAATTGCATTACGCCAGTCCATGCAGTGCCAAGCGCACCGAGCATGTAGATCAGGGTCTCGCTACCAGATGGAGGAGCACCGCGCACTAGCAGCCAGAACAGGATGCCAAAGAACCCAATGGTGACAATGATGGTCAGGATCTTTGGAAGCCAGTCCTTGGTCTCCATCTGCATCTTACGAGCAGAGTCTCGATCAAGAGCAGAGATCTTCTCAAGATCAATATCAAGTTCCTTCATCTTGAGTTTGAAGGATGCGTCTGTTTCTTTCAGCTTCTGCAATTGCTCTGGCGTTGCGCTCATTAGAGCGGCTGCTACTTCTGATTCGCTTCCGTCCTGGTGACCAAACATCGCTTCTGATAGTGTCTTCACTGCCAATCCAGCCAGAGGGCCACCAAGAGCAGTCGCTACCGTAGGAGCTAATTGAGCCAAAAGGCCACCGATCTTTGAGAGATCCATTCATTAATCCTCACACAAGGTTATAGTGAATAGCAAACCATAACGCCCAACACACCATTGCAAGCAAGATCAGAGCGAGAGCAATAGTAAATCCCACCTCGATCATATACTCTATTCGTTCTGCACGTTCAATTGCAGCTATCTTCATCTCTTTTCTGATACGCACGACATCACGCTGGATCTGTTCCCAAGCGCGTACACCATAGACTTGAACTATTTGTGACTTAACTTCACGCTCGATCTGCTCTGCTTCCATCTTGGCAGCAAAGGCTTGCATAGCCTGGGCCTCAGCAGATCCACCTTTACGCCAACCCTTTGGCTGCGCTGCTATCTGGGTGAGGTGAGCCACCCCATTCATAATGTCGGAGAGTTCTTTGGCTACAGAGACAAGTTCTTTGCCTACGCCAATCGCAGTCTTAACAGTGGCGGCAGTTGCCTTGATCGTAGCTAAGACTGTTAACGGGTCCATTCATTACTCGCCTCTGGCTTCCTTGATGGCAAGATAGATCCGAATAAACAACAGCACGAGGCCACCAGCATAGGTTGCCAGTTGCAAATACTCATGCATATGGATGACCCACAAGGGCATAGTGATAGCACCAGAGGCTACCGCTGAGTCTATAACCACTCGTGTGTCATCCGTTGTCATGGCTTACTCGTATTGAATGTTGACGGCCCCAGAATCAAATGTATCTGTGCCATTGACGGTGGTAATGCGAATACGGTCAAGCTGCGCACCAAGTGTCACACCCCCAGTAGAAGGGGTAACTGATAAAGAAGAAGTCATCTGCAAAATACCTTGACTTACCCATTGATTGCTTCCTAAAGTATTTATTGAAATTGACCCATACCTAGTGTTTGTCGCTGCAACGGATTGATCAACAACAAGTCCAGTTGAAGATGTTGCGCCCGCTCCTGTATTATAAGAAAAAGCGGCTGAAGAATACCCAGTTGTTGTTGGCCCCGATGAAGTTCCAAGTTGCACTTGAACGAGACTTGTTCCGTTGGTAGATAAATTATAGAAGAGAACGGTAATTCTTTTTACCCAACTTGGAATACCAGTAAAATCAAAAGATGTGTTATTTGTTGCAGCTAATGCAGTGCCAGACACCAGCATCAAGTTACCAGCAGTGCCTGTGACAATGCCAGACGTATCAATGCGCATACGCTCTGACCCAGTAATATAAAAAGTCATGGGCAGGGCAGTGCCAGTTCCCGTATTATTTGTTCCAATACGGACATCCGCGCTTAAAGAAGATATAACAAGACTTGTAGAATTAGCTGGATCTGAATTGTTGTAAACAGCAAGTTGACTAGACGTTCCTGTTCCATTAGGAATTGCAGAAATTATGGTTCCTGAATTTGCTGTACTGGTTTGGAACAACACACGGTTCGCAACAGTTGCATTGGTAAAATCACCCGTGATACGAGCAGCAGTACCTGATAGGGCAAGATTTGCACCAACAGTCACATTGCCTGTTGTGCCAAGCGTCAGATTGACGGTGGCAGATGTTGGCTCTTGTATAGTGTCAACCTTGAGGCCCATGATAGAATCCCTTACTCGTATTGAATGTTGATAGAACCAGCGTCAAAGGTATTTGTGCCGCCAACAGTGGTGATGCGGATTTGGGTAAGCGTGTCGGACAAAGTTTTAGCACCGCTGCCAGAAAAAATACCTGTAAATCCTGTTTCAGCAATTTGCGAAGAGCCACACCAAGTGTTAGACCCTAACAATGAAATAGTAGCCATTCCGCTATGTATGTCTGCCGCAGCAATATCATTAATTAACAAAAATCCAGTTGTTGGGTATTGCGCAGTAGCAGTTGTCGATGCCCCTGATCTAAGAAGCGCACCTCCGTAACCAGAAGTCTCAAACCCTCCAGAGTCACCCAATTGAAGTTGTATATCTGACGTTCCATTTGTGCTGACACCGCTAAACATTATCGTAATGCGCTTTGCCCAAGATGGAATACCAGTGAAATCAATAACTGTTCCACTGGTAGTCGCTTGCGCTGTTCCCTGCACCAGCATCAGATTGCCAGCAGTGCCTGTGACAATGCCAGCGGTGGAAATACGCATCTGTTCTGACCCGCCAGTGTAGAAGGTCATGGGAACATAAGAAGATGATCCGTTAGCTTCAGCCCGAATTGTAGATTCGGTCGTTCCAATTTGTGCTAATGAAATAGAAGGTGCGTTTGTTGGGTCTGACGCGCCATATCCACGGAATACTGCGTTTACGCCAGTCCCATTGGGAATAGCAGATACGCTTGTAGTTGAATTTGCGGTGCTTGTCTGAAATGCTACACGGCTGGCAACAGTCGCATTGCTGAAGTCACCAGTGATGCGGTTGCCCGTTCCAGTGAATGTCAAATTACCAGAGTCTGAAACAGCGGGTACTGTTGCGCCTGTGGATCCGTCTAGCGTGATTGGCATTATGCACCTATCTCAGTTTGAGTATCAGCCGCCGTCTGTTGTTCAGCAAGCCATGCAGCATATTGCGCTTCAGCCGCAGCAACTTCTTCAGCAGTCAACTGAATGATCTGGACTTCACCTGTTTGGCAATTAACTTCAATGCGTTCCATGCGTCACCTTATTCGTACATGATGTTGATGGAGCCAGCATCAAACGTATCTGTGCCGTTAGTTGTAGTAATAACAACACGGTCCAATGCGCCAGAAAGATTGGAAGAAACGCCTCCACATGTAACCATATAAAATGTTGACAAATAATCAGCCAATACAGCCGAGGCCACCCATGTATTATTGTTTAATAGCGTCAAAACCATTTGACCGTGAAAAACATTTGAGGCATTTGCGCTTGAAATAATCATTCCTGCTGTAGAATTTACAGCCGCCCCTCCAGGAAGCGCAACGCTTACAGATTGGTATCCAGTTGATGTAACACTTCCTGAACCAATTTGAACTAAATAGGTGCTTGTTCCGTTTGTTGAAACCCCGCTAAACGACACGGTGATGCGCTTTGCCCAAGACGGAATACCCGTAAATGTAATGCTGGTTCCGCTGGTGTTGCTGCGTACCAGGCTGGTAAGGCTTTGGAGAATCAGACGGAAGCCACGCAGTCCACTGTGGCTTTGAATTCGGCCTCGGAGGGTAAAGTTCGTGCTGAGGCTAGTAAAGCTGAGGCGGAAGCTGAGCTTACACGGTCTCTTATTCCTGGGGCAGCTGGCGCCCAGGGGGCGCGCATGACCGCCGATTTGGCTTCGTCTGAGCATTCCAGGCAGAAAGTGCGGGAGTCTGAGCAGAATATTCAGCATCTTATTGCTCAGGTTGAAAAAACTGGTATGGAGTCGCGGCAGTTGGAAGCGTTGATTAAAGAGATTGGTGAGCGTACCAAGACGTATGGGGCCCATATTAATTTGATGACTGTCCAGGCGGCTGCGGAGCGTGCCGGTATTCCTTTAAAGCGTGCGGAGGCCACGCAGATTTTGTCCACCCTTCCTGCTTTGATTTCGCAGATGTCTAATCATGCGCGTTTGACTGGTTTGGAAGCTGACAAGATTACCGGTGAAGCTAAGTTTGGTTCCGGTGTTGGTGGTGAGGTGAAACCATGGGTTTCTATGATTTCGGATTTTGTTCCGAAAGTTTCTTTCTATGGCAAGATTAAGTGATGGTTTTTAAGTCTATTTTGGAGGTTACTATGAGTGATGCTTTTTTGGGTCCTTTTCTTCGTTCTGGTTTTAATTACGACACTAATCAAGTGTCGGATGAGACGGGTCTCAAGTGTGAAGATGCTTCTTTGACGCAACAGCAGTTTGCGGAGGAGGCGGATATCAACACGATTGTTGATCGTTTTATGCGTACTGGCGTGATGCCTGAAGGTGTGGCTATTCCGTCTTATGCTGACTATGACGATGTTTTTGATTTTCAGTCGGCTCAGAATGCTATTCGCCAGGCTCAAGAGTCGTTTTTTAAGATGCCCGCGGAGCTTCGTTCTCGTTTTCAGAATTCGCCCCAGGTGTTTTTGGAGTTTTTCAGTGATCCTGCCAATTCGGAGGAGGCTATCAAGCTAGGCTTGGCGACTCGTCCTCCTGGTCAACAATCTGGGGCGGCGCAGCCGGCCCAGGAAGGGGGCGAAGCCCCCGCGACCCCCGCCGTCTAAGGCGGAAAGAGTCACTAGCACAGTTAAGTTCCTTGATGTAACTGTGCTAGATGACACCGATTAGTGCTATAGTGAAGTTGTTTAAAGGAGAAATTAAATGCACCCTGCTGCTTTTTGGATGCCCCCCCGTCTTCCTCAACCTGGCCCTGTTACCCCTATTTGGGAGTCTAAATCGTGAAACCTCTGCATCGTTCCCCTGTCCATAAGGCAAAGTCCGCCGGGGCTTTCCGCAACAATGTCCGTACTACTAAGGCGGCTAACATGTCGGCCGGCCCTATGCGTGGCGGTATTCGTCTGTGATGTGTGCACTACACCATGGGAACACCCAACACACGGGCCCCTAAAGTGTGGGCAGTGCGTAGAGTGTCGTTTGGCTTATTCGAGAGAATGGGCTATCCGTATCACTCACGAGCAGCAAATGCACCAGG